GAGACCTTTCCGCTCTATCTCAAAGAATGTGAATGGCGTTTTAACGGGGGCTCGCATAAGCAGTTGTTAACTCAACTAAAATCCTGGGTAAAACATCACACTGAAACTTCTTAGCTATGACAGCCCCTTTTCTAAAATGAAATCTGTGGTTGAGCAAAAAAACAGGCCTGAACCTCACATCGTACTAGCCGGCTGGCCATGATCATTTAAACAGGAGCGCGAACACCAAACGAGGGGGTGAGACATGGCCTACATGAGACCAGAGGCAGAATATCTATCGAGAGATGAGGTGATTGAGTATGGGATTTTTTGGGACTGCTGATCGATTGAGACGGGAGGCTGATTTAGTGGAATGAATACGAATTTACCGAGGATGGGGACGTGATCGAGCCTAGAGAGGAAAGGTGGAATGACCATGCCAATTAAACGGAAACAGTTAGCCACCCTGGCTAAATTTGTCGCTTTCACGCAAGCACGAACGGTGCTCGATACGGTGAAAGTGGAGCCCACACGGATACTGACCACGAATGGCCACTATCTGGCGATTCAGTCGGTTCCAGAGGGAACTGGACTTGATGCGTTGCTGGATGGCCGGGATGTACAACGTGCGCTGAAAGGGTGGGATAAGAAAAAGCTGGCAGTGTCAGTGGATACAGAGCGAACAGAGGGGAATGGGCGAGTGTACTTTGTGGATGAAACGATTCCATCGATTGCGAAAATGCCACACATTCCCCCACACCCTGGAGCCTCAGGTGTCGGGGATCAATACCCCTCTGTGGATAAAGTGATTCCGACCGGAGAGCCGGCGTACCGGGTCGCACTGAACCCGGCGGACCTGGAATTAATCGGGAACGCGGCGAAAGGGGAACGCGCCATCATTCTGGAATTGCCGAAGGAGCCACTGAGCGCGATGTCGTGGACAGCCGGTGATTTACGGATAATACTGGCACCGCTGGCAACGGAAAATCCAGGAATCCAGCAACAGCCCGTTTTGGCGCAATGGGTAGAGCGATTAAGGAAAACCTGGGATATGGACACGTGCTATGAGGGCTAGCAAGGAAGGGAAGGTGTAATCATGAGCGAACACACGTCGACACCCTGGGAAATACTGAGGACAGGCACTGTGATTGTCGGACAACGGGATGGGTTGCCAGAGTGCGTGGGACTGGTTTTTAACGTGGGACACGGAAAGCGTGAGGCCAATGAGTTTGGTCCGGTTGCTCGGGCCAATGCTGCCTTGATTCTGACAGCTGTCACTAACGCGGAAGGAATCCATGAGCATGGTGTCTTGCCGAACGATTTGGACGGGATCATCAGGCAGATGAGAGCGATTCTCGAAAGACTCGAACCAACAAGGAGTAAAAAACTATGATCCCCATAACCCAACGACTCCGCCTACGTCTAGCCTGGCTCACCCATGCTCAAGTCTTATCTAAGGTCGGCAAGTTTGACACAGCGGTGAAGGCCATTCGCTGCGCGAATGACGTGGACATACAGTTTAACACGCGGCAATTATGTGCCGATTATCCACTCGAAACCATGAGTCTATGAGGGGGACACCATGACACCATTGTGGGAATGGATTGACAACCTGAAAACCTGGGAATTTCTTGTGCTGTTCATTGGCGTATTCGGGTCTATGTACCTGGTCGTTGACCGAGCCTTGCAATTCCTGATGCGGCAAAAGAGATAGTGTAGTGTCATGAATGAACGGATATTGAAGGACGCAATTATTACGGTCGTCGCACTCTTGGAGCAACACGAAGACCGGGACTACACCTATGATCTGATGCACGTCACGACTCAGGAAATCATGGAGGCGGTCGGATGCTCAGAGGGGGTGGCGTCTCTTTTGAAGCGCACGATACAGGAATGTATGTATGAGAAGGGGAGGGTAGACGGATGATGAACCCCACTCGGACCTATGAACCAACAGCGGAACACCTCATGCACTGCGCCAAGTGTGGGACAGTCTGCCTTCCATGCCCTGGACCGGACTCGAAGCTCTGTTCGTGGTGCTATTGGCTCATGAGTCATGACAACGGAAAGGAGTCCCATGATTCTGATTAAATAGATGTTCTATTTTCAGCCTGGTCGTGGCTGTCTTGGGAGGTCTTCTCCTGATTGTCAACGAATTTTTGAAATGAAATCTGTGGTTGAGGCACAAAACAGGCCTGAACCTCACATCGTAAGACGGAGGGATAGACATGGAGACTGACGTGCTCACGGGTTCAATCGGACTGGCGTTGATTATTGTACTCCTTTGGCTGGGTCTGGGCCTGCTCCTGTGGCTCTTTCGATGAAGGGAGGAAAGGGTATGTGGCTCGTCGATGACGATTCAAAACTCATTTTAATCCCAGAACCTCTGGAAATTGGCACCATCACGACCATTTGGGAAGACCTGGCTCATGTATGGGCCTCACTCAGGTTTTACGCTTAAGGCCCTCTTTTCGAGGTTTCCTCAGGATGTGACTTTTCCATGTAGCCTTTAGCTTGTTTCAGGGCCATGACCATTTGTTGAACTGAGCCGTGTCCTGGCAAATTTCTTGTGGTAGTTTCCGGATAGACACGGCTTGGTTCTGCACGATGGATATGACAGAACCATTTTTCGCCTTCTTCCCATCGTTTTTGTCCCGAACACATATTCCAACATTGGGCATGGACTCCATAGATGTCATAGGGAGAGTCGCACTGTTTGCAATAGACTTTCGGGACAGACCCCGCCTCCTTCTTTTTGGCTTGCTTGATTTGCTTCGTCACAAAGCCGAACTGCTTGCAATAGACTTTCGGGACAGACTCCGCCTCCTTCTTTTTGGCTTGCTTGATTTGCTTCGTCACAAAGCCGCACAACGTACAGCCTGTCTCCTCCTCGAAGTTGGGTTCTGAGCATTTAGGACAAATCATGGGGGAGCTCTCCAATATATTGATTGCACTTTTCCCGGTTGTACAGCGTGGCGGGGCGAATATATTTCACCATCTTCTCATCCGATTCCCATTCGTTGATTTTTTTGGCGGTCATCACCCGTAATTGCCGAAGAGAATACCCCTCTTTCATCCGAGCCATAATCAGATTCAGGTTCACCTCGGTAGGCCGAAAGTTTTTCCCGGCTTTTTCATTGAGAAAGTCTAGAAGCTGACTCGCGTCGTGGCGATAGCCCGACATATTTATATTCTTATATAAATTAATCTCCTCTCTCTCTCCCTCTCCCTCTCTCTCTGAGAACACATTATTCACATTTCCTTGTGAATCTTTTAACACATCCATGTGAATGAAATGTGAAAGACGGGAAATGCTTGATTGTAAAGAGTTTTCTGGGACCCGCAACCGAAAGGCCAATTTCGAGAGACACGGGAGGGTCCCATCATTGCCATCGGAGGCAACCAGCCATAACATGATTAAAATTTTCGCATCTTCCCCTTTGAGGGCATGAAACTCTGGGTCGTCCAAAAGGCGCTTATGCAGTTTAATCCATGGTACATTCTCGCGTTGATACCGTTGAAATTGCTGCCAATTTTTGACTCGATACATAGAGGGTTACATGTCCAGAGAGAACAGTGTGACCTGAATCCGAGGATTGTGAGGATTTTTGGGATGTTCCACATAGGAGATTTTTTTAATCAATTTATCATTTTCCACGATTCCAGAGGCTTCCAGAAAATGAAGAATTCCGTCGAGGATGGCCGTGGCGTCACGAACGCGCCGGTCCCCAGGCACATAGTCCAACATCATATGAACGGGCGTTGTAAATGGCGTGACGTTCTTCACTTGCCCCATCAATTGCTTGTTGGCCTCTCGCTTCCATTTGGCGAATTGGCTATTTCCACGCCGGAAATTGGCATGGTTTTTCCCAAATCCATAGGGTTGGCCATCAATGGTAAAAGTGAGAGTTTGAGTCATTGTTGCCCCGTGATCCCTCGAATCACGTGCTCAATATTCCCTGTCGCATGCGCCTGTGCCACCGAATGAATGGACGCCACGTGTTTCTTGATTTCTTGATACGCTTCAAGGAGCGCTCGATAATCCTCGTAGCGTACCCACTCGCCATCAGCCTCACGCTCGAGCCCGGCAGTCGCCAGCCAGCCGACTGATTGATTGAGCGTGTCATAGGTACGTGGACCATACCGCTCTATAGAGGCAAATGGTTCATCACTCATATCTTTATCACCTCCACAATGCACTCAAACAGCACCACAGGCTCGATCGTGAGAAGGGCCGTACTATAATTCACCTGATACTCAAGTGTTTCGTGGTGTTGTCTGTGTTTCAGGTGATCAAAAGACCTCTCAACGTTCTCAACGAGGTGCTTGGCTTCACACCAATTCATTTTCTTTACGCAGTCTCGCAGAAACACAATGTCTGTCGGTGGATTCGGGCATTGATAGAGGAGATAGTCTTCCGTGTTTCCTGTCACGTGATCTGCGGGCACGTAAAATACAGGATAGAGAGCATCATTAATCCGCTGTGTCCCTTTCTGTTCAAGGTCCTTCCATCCAGCCCACTCCAGGATGCCTCGAATATCTCTGATCGCTTTCTCCTTCATGGTTTGCCATCACCACTTCGACAAAAAAAGTGTAACCCACTCCTCGTACTCGACTCCCAATATTTCATCCACCATATACGATTTTCCCTGAGTGCGTGAATCAGGGACTCATTGCCAGACCATCCCCCTGTACCAAAACGCCAAACATTGCCCGGTAACTGTGTCACGCATTCCGGCCAATGCCATGCCTTCGCAAGATACTCCATAGCTCCATCGAAATCGTTGACATCCCAGTACTCCAATGTGTCTCGCGTTGCCTCGGTCGGGTATCCATCTGCGTCAAAGGTTGGGTCTGGTGTCATACTTTATCCGGCCCTTCCCCACTCCGGTTCCATACCTTCCTCTCTCCGGGATTCCCGGGACCGGTTGATGTCCATTTTCGTATCCACGGCCTGATGGACATCGATACCTAAATGCTCCGCCAACTCATACAGCACAATGACGATGTCAGCAATTTCCCCGGCTGCCTTACGCGTGACAAACATTGTGTCAATTTTGTTCAGGTTGTCAGCGCCCAAACAAGCTAAGAGTTCGGCCATTTCCTCATTCGCACGACATGCCAACCATACATTGCTCTGTGTTTCTCCGAATGTCCGATCAGCCCATTCAGCAATCGTTTGTTGGTTTTCCCGATACTGTTTCATGCGTGCTCCTCCACCGCCACCACGCAGACGTCATGGTACGTCCCATTCACGCCATTCGGCACGACGATACAACGCGCCCCGGGGATCGGCCCGGTGCAGGCGGATAGCACACAGATGAGGATTCCTAATAGTACAATGTTAGTGTTCATGATGGGTCTCCTTTCAGAACAGCACCACGTGAAAATGCGGCCCGTCAAAGAACGTATGGTCCAACGTCAACCCGTCACCATCCCAGTCCATCCCATTCACGACAACCACGCCTTCCAACTTCGCCACCATCAACATGACCCCAGCCAACACACCAAACCGCGCAATCTCCCGATAATCCCCGTTCGTCACCGCCTCCCAATCCATTGGATAGGGCGAGAGGTCGACAGCATGACCAAACCCATCGGGCTGAATAAGATGTTTGGACTGCATCGTCTGGGTGAGCCCATCTTTCACCAATGCCGCCTGACGTGCGACGGTTCTTACGCCTTCATCCACGGCAAAATCGAGTACCTGCATGTCCATCGCGCTCTGCACCACACGCACAAGATCGGGATGGACGCCATCCAGATTCCTGAAGCATCGTTGGCTAAAAGCATAACGCCCCATCACTACCCCCCCCTCTCCGCCTTTCACAGACTCCACGTACTCCCGATACAAGCTTCGCAATTGTTTTCTAATCCTCCCACGTCATGGCGACAGGCTCTTTACGTTCCTGATTTTCCCGATCCTCGCCCATCTCCTCGCTACCGCTGCCTATGCGCCGCCCAATACCGTTTCAGGTACATCCGTTTCGCCAAACAGATCGTCGTACCCGCCTTTCGATCTGCCGGTTTCCCGCAATGCGGGCACAGGCCCTCGGCGATGTGTTGATAGTATGACGTTGTCTTCATCGCACCACCACCAGATAATTACTCGACTGAATCGATCCCGACTCATTCCCACCCAACTCCACCAACCCGAACGGGAACATCCGACAGTACAACCGCAACTCCGCATCGGTCGTTTTCATGGTGTCCAGGATTTGCTTCGTAAACCCATTCATCCAGTCTGGCACGGTCGCCAGCCGTGTATCCCTCGCAATACAGACCTGTGCATCACGATTGATGTGAAACCACAACATCGGAAATCCGCTTGCCGTCTTATCATGATTCGGCGTTTGCACGTAGGTCGCTCCTCGATACTCATCAGGCACACTGTGTACGGTATAGGTGCGGTCCGTATACACCAACGCTCCGGCTTCCAAAGAAAATGGTTGAACGGTTGGGACATGATGACTACGAAAATGGCTCCCAACCCCGGTCACGGCTAACTCAATACTCGGTTCTGGCGGCGGCTCAGGGAAATCCTCAACCACGTGCGCCTTCGGCCGATGAATCGTGTGTACTGACTCGCTGCATTCACTCTCATTTCCACTAAAATCCTTGGCCGTCAGACAGACCGTGTGTGCTCCGAGCGCGGTAAGCTCGGCGTCCTCACACGTCACAAAGGTGGTCGTCCGTCCCTGCACACAGTGAAGCTGCGTCCGTGACCCGTCCTCGTTCAATCGATACACGCAATATTCCTTCACATCCGTCTCGCTGTTCGGGTCCCACGTGAGCCCTGTGCAGTAGGGTGAAGCGGTGGTGTGGGGGGAGGCCTTCGCCGCCCAAACAAGACAGACGGTTCCGAACAAGAGAACCAGTGCGATCACGATGGAAGACAACACGTTGATCGGCTTCATGATGCAACCTGCAGACATGCCTCCTCAGTACATCCACACCGTCATGGGCAGCATGCGTTCAACCATGGCATACTTCCCCTGATCAAAATGTCGAACAAGATTGACAGCACCCTCCATGCGTAAATGGACTCGCCTGTGTCGTTGAGCCACCACAACACACACATCGCAACATTCGAGAAACCCGTCGTATTGGTCCTTCATGGCGTGCGCCAACACACAGTGGCTGGTCCTGTCTTTTTTATTCTGTATGTCCTGTATCGCCCGTACTAAATGCGGCTTCTCCACTCTCACTGGATACGCCACCCATCCATCAATGATTTTTGTCGTCATAGGTTCTCCTGATTCTCACGCGCGACGTTCTCTCATTCGAACAGGTTCCACCAAGACGTTGCAGATCACTCCCTGTCTTCACATCCTAGAGCGTCACCGTGATGAAATCCTTTGGCACCCCCGTTTCACTACCTCACGGTCAACGCCCGGCTCGGTGTACACTGAGCCTCCGCTGTCGGACTCGTCGCACACACAAACCAGCGATAGGATTGCTCCACCGGCGTGCCCCCGGTTTCCGTTTTCAACGTTTGCGAACTCAGCAAGGTTCCATCGTCGCGATAGAGTTGTACCGTGGCATCAAGAAGAATCACTGTTCCACTGATCTTTCTCGCAAGCCCGACCGTCGCCTCATCCACGGAGAGACACGGCTCTGCACTCTGCACACAATCTCCAGTCGAAGCCAACGGAAACGCCCGCGTCGATTCCTGTCCATCCTTAATCAGATGAAGAACCACCATATCGTATTCGCCCGCCTCGCCCCATTGAATCTCCCAGTGACACCCGACACTCATCTCACAGGTCTCCTGCGCAAGGGCTGCGCCGTTATACCCCAACACCGCAAGACACAACCAGGCCATCAGGCAAATAAGAATTGTTCGTGTTCGCATATTTCGCTCCTTTCAGATCGCAATTGCTACCCCATCACCGCCGCAATGATAGTGTATCCACTCTCACGATGATCTCTAATCGGCAACAGGTACCACCACCCGATGCAAATCACGGCGCTGGCCCACCATTCCCACCCAGGCCAAACACGCCTCACAATAGCCATACCGTTTTTTGGTAATGCGACAGTGATGTTTTTTGCTCGCTCGCCTGAAACTACCAGGACACGGCAACCACACCACGCGCTGGCCCAGCATCTTTTTGGGGTCGCGCTTCTCTTCCGCCGTGAGGATGTGAGCTTCAAAATCATTCCGTACGTACACGGGTTAAAAATTCCGGCAATGCTAAGCATGGTTCTGAGCCCACTATCTCGTTTCGTTGTGGTGCTGGGTGCGGGTTCGTCACCCCTCGATAACTCTCGAGTAAGACATCCAGTTGCCATTGCAATTCTTCGGCCTTGTTGGCCCCTGTGGCCAGTGCGGCCGCTGCGGTCCATGCGGCCCCTGCCTCACCTGCGACGGCCCATGCGGCCGCTGCGGTCCATGCGGCCGCTGCGGCCTCTGCGGCCCATGCGGCCGCTGCGGCCCGTGTGGCTTCTGCGGCCCATGCGGCCCATGCGGGTTCTACGCCTGTTTGTCGCCAGACCTCAAAATGTCGCACCGCCTGCTCTAACAGGTATGGCAAGTTAAACCGCGTTTCTCTGTTACGCTCCTGCAATCGCTGCATCAGGGCCAAGGCAAACTGTGTCCACGCCATCGTGAGATCAACCCCAACCGGGATTGACTCTATGTAGGGCACCGAAAACTCCCGTGCGTGTTGGGCGGAGACCCGTTCAAAAAAATATTCCCCTAAATCGCCTACAAACAACGGCAGATTATACAATCGCATCACATCTTCATGCTTCCCGGTTCGCGTGAGACAGCCGATAAAGCACCCTTGAAACTGTTCTCCAGCACCCTGCACAAAGCTGCCCTGGATAAACCGGTCACACGCTTGATCTTCCCGTAATTGTATAAGCAACGCCTCTTTTAATCCGGGTTCGTTAAAAAACGTGAGATTCATCGTGATTCCTCCCATGGAAACCCAAGGCGCACCAGGGTACGCCTCGGGCTCCACTCATCGCCCCCAGTTGTCCACCACGACTGACGGATGCCTGACCATGTGTCGCGGGGACTCGTCGGCCTACTGGGAAAACCGTGCTTCTCACACACATTTTCCATCATATGTAATTGGTAAATTTTGAAGTCGTTCTAAACGCTGAATGGCTTCCTCTTTCTGCGAAATATCCGGAGACGCTCGTTCCCCAAATAATCCAATGGCGTCTTCTACCCCCAAGAATTTGGCAAGAATGTAGCCTGAATCAATTTCGGATATCTGCGTCTCTTGTACCCACTCCCGTACCTCCGGCATCGTCGACAACCACCCCATGACACATCCCACCGCGCCACACGTATTGTGTAATCCGTGAGGTCTTTTCCAAAAAGTGATGAAAGAGCCATGAGCGTCCTCCATGACGATATCGAGGTGAACCCATGTTTCCGGTATATGCCGGAAATACTGCAGGCTCAGCTCTCGCCGCTTCCGGATCACCTGCTCATACGTACGTCGTTCGTCTGGTGACATCCGTTTCCCTTTCTTCGTGCTCCGCATCCGTTGCCGGAGGTTGGGTGATTCCTATCTCGTCCAGCCACGCCACGACTTCCCGCCTCGTCCATCGCCCATTCAATGCCGTACAACTGAACGATATTGTCTTGCCAAGATGAATTGCAATCAGAGAATATAACGGAACAAATTTACGACACTTCGGGCATTGCTGACAGGACTGCAACTCTGGATAGCGTTCTACCAAAAATTCGCAGATATCTTCTCCTTTGATCCTGGAGTTTATCGCTAGTGCGGCCCCACCTAGAATGCAGGCCTCATAAACCTGGCCATGAGCGCCTCTCATGATAACGGCATCGCATTGCGGCCATGCCTCGCCGAGTAAAATTGCCTCGCGTAAACTAATCGTCGGTTGTCCCATCACTCACCCCTTTCGCGCATGATTAATTACCCGATCACCGCCGCGCTGTCGCGTGGCTTTTAATTTCCGCTGTCGGGCTTGTCCTTTCACGGTTGATGATTTCTGATGGGATAGAGTCCGAGCCTTCCAGGCTTCTGCGAGGGTGGAGTATCCGCAATTAATACACTTGAAACCTAAAAGGAAATCGTAGTCCATAAAACCTTGGCACCTCGGGCAAGATTCCGGACAGGTCAGAATGAGGGGTTTCGACTGCCAGCGCTCCTTGTCATGGTTGTTCATTTTTTCTTCCCCTTGGCTTGACGTTTCAATTCCTCCCAACAGGTCAACGTAAACGATTCACGATCTTTCGCAGCCAGATCGTCAATGCGTTCGATAAACAAGCGTTTTGCCACGGCGTTCATCACTGCGGTCCGTTCAGGGTCGTCTTGGAAATACTGCAGAAAGTCCAGCCATTTCGATTCTGCCTGATCCATATCCGCCTCAGAAGAGGGAGGCCCGGTGTCCTCGCCGTCCACCTCCTGTGGTGTGGCCCGCGCCTCCTTCTCCGGACGGTCCTCCGAAGACGGTCCAGGATCTTCGGCGGAAAGTGCAATGAGTTCCTTGTACTTCCTGTCGTTATATTTCCATTGAAACAACATCTCCTGCGACTTATATTGTTCGACCGCTGCATCCGTCCACCCATCCGGTAGATCAAAGCAACCCACCTCTATTTGTTCACCGTCACAGTTAAAACCAAAAGACCGCCGGACCCACTGGCGTTTTCCTGACTGTCCCTGTTTCACCTCAAACTTAGTCAACACACCACATATCCATCTGTTAGGGCCTTTGGTCGCAGAAGGCTTCGATGCCTTAGCGTGTGACGAAGAGCGCTCAATATGCTCCATTTCTTCAATATCTTGCGTGAATAAGTCGGAAGCTGAGAGTACCGTCAACACTGCATCTACCAACGCCCGCTTCTTGGCCATTTTCAGCACGGTGTTGGCTTGGTCATGAGGATTCGTTCTCACCTGTTTGGTAGAGCCTCCCCCCTTGTAATATTTCACCCGTCGATCACCAGGATCAGCCTCTTGATACTCTTCTTCGCAGACTGCCGCCCGCCATTTATATTTATCTTCTTCGCTGGAACATTCGCCAACACCTGCCCCCATGAACCGGCCCGTCTGAATCGCATTCAGTCGGCATGTCACCCGATACCCGATCTTATCATCATCTCCTGGATAGAGCGGCAGGACATCAGGGTCAGGGGCTAAGCGAAAGGTCATCATGAGTTTTTCCGCGCCAGGTTTAAGCAGTGTGGGCTTGTCGCCACATCCTGGGACAGTCCCATAATGCTCACCCAACCTCATCACACCCTTCATCACATCCTGGATAATCTGGACTTGTACCAGTAAATCCTTTTTCGTCAACGGGGCCTGATCCTCACGAACTATAATTCCGTGTTCTTCCATTAGCGATTCCTCCATTTCAAGACGGCCAGAGCATTCAAAAATATCGCCCACAGGTCTGGTCTTTGTTTCAGTTTATGCACTTTCACGTCAGCCTTATTAGTGATTTGCAGCAGTATCACCCCATGACATCCACGCACTAAATGGCGATACGCTTCTCCCTGCATCAGATTTTGCTCAGTAATCGTTTCGGCAAACTTATAATCAATCACCCATAATTTCTGTCGATAGAGCGCGTTCAGGTCAGGGTGGCCGCAAAACCCAAGACTGTGCCTCGACAACTCTTCGCAATGCCACGGTGGTTCTGTTTCCTGCACCACCCATTCCATAGCTTTTCCAAGTCGGACCTGTTCGGTTTCATTATATTCATCCAGAAGCGGTTTGACTGGTGAGGCGGCTTTTATCGCGTTGACCCATTGCTCCATACAAAAATGGAGTCGTGCCCCTCGCTCTAAATCATCCTCTCCTGCCCAATTCGTGGGATAGAGAATCTGAAGCACTTGATGGACGCGAGGAAGCGTCATGCTCGCCCCACCAAAGTCTCCTCGGTATAGACTTCAATCCCTGGTATGTCAGCCCCCGCCTTTGCTTGCTGATTCAGTCGAGCCCAGTCCAATTTAAACACATTGGCTGGAAGGTCTTTGGCAATGTCCATGCTCAGATACACATCTGGCTTGGTATCACTATTGACGCTGGGGTCTTTCAGGAACCGAACCTTTTTTGTTTTCCTGGTAATCGCCTGCCCCTCGTCAAATGTACTGGAATTCCTTGGCATCTCTACCACTTTCGGAGGAGAGACGACATCAGGATCCTTGCCTTTGGCTTCCGCCTTTTCCCGTCGTGCCTGATACTTCTCCATTTCCTTGATTTGCTGTTGCCGAGCCTTTTCTGCTTGTTTCCGCTTGTAGGCATTGACCTGGGTAGACAGCCAGGTTTCAGCTTCGTTTAAGGGCTGCGTGAAGGATTTCAGGGCTTCTCGCATCTTTTTGAGTTGGGCATTCATGCCTTTAATCGGCTCATCAAACTTTGTCTCGATTTCCTTGCGCTTTTTTCGGATGGACAAAAACCATCGCTGGGCCTCTTCCAAGGATTCCGGTGAGTTCACCTGCAGTTGATAGGTTTGCTGGGCCAAACTCTGCGCCTCTTGTTCATTGATTTGGGGTATGGTCGTCATGGGCTCTCCTTTCAGCATGGTCTCCGTGAATGCCCGAAGGGCACAATCGGCGTCGGGTTCAATTCACGGTCACGCCGCTTTTGCATTTCTTCTTTCAGTAATTGGTTCAACATAAAATCGTTCTCATTCTGCCAGATAGTGGATTGGGCCAACCCGAGGCCTGCGGTAAACACGGACCCTAAGACGAGGCCGAGCATGAACTGTCGCATGGCTACACCTTGCCTTTCCGCTCGAAATATTGCAGGAGCGCTTCGTTGATAATGCTGTTCATGGAACGATTGCCCTGGTGTCGGCCTTGCTTTTTCAAGGCCTGAATCAGGGCCTTCGGAAGGCTAATGCTGAGACGTGTAAGTGATGTGGTATGGTTCATATTTCACCATATTGCACCACACCCTATCGTGCTGTCAAGAGAAATTTATTTACACCGAGGCAGGTGCGTGATGGAGAGCTCGGCGCAGGGGGTAATCACGCGCGTGAATCCACTGACGGGGATTTCATAGTACAGGCGTTCGCGTTCTGCCGTGCATTCGGCATACGTCGAATATTGTGGGCTCGGCTTCACGTCATGCAATTGCCCATTAGAGGAAAATATTAAGATGAAAAAGAAAAAAATTTTCACGGGATGGCCCGGTCTAATTTTTCTTCAATGCGTATCAGTCGTCGGTCAATGCGTGTATCAAGATTTTCCAGCCGTTTCGCCAGTCGATCTTGCATGAACCGATACCCTAGGGTTTCCTGGTGCATCGCCTGTTCGGCCAGGCTCACCCGGTTTTCGAGACTAAATCCCCAGGACACCACCGCAATGAGCAGGATGCCGATTTTAATTAATTCCGGGACGGTCAACCAGTTTGGCATCACTCCTCCTTGGACACCATGCCATGATTTTCAAGGACAGTGAGAATTTCATTGAGCTTGTCGGCTAATCTTTGTATGTTAGGCGCACCCTTTATGTGCGTGATTCGTGGCTTCGTTGGCCGCATGGACTGTACAAATCCATGGACGTCAGCATGGTCATCGTCCAGATATTCCACCGCATCGGCCTGGCGCTCGGAATACATGCCACGGACAATGCCCTGATTGTCACGCTTTACAAATGGCATCAGGCGTCCCTCCCTCGTGTATCAATCCATCCATGCAGCGTCCCTCGCGTAATAATATCCGCCGCATCAGTTTCATTACGCCGCCGGATTTGACGGCTCGTATTGGTCAGAATTTCTAAATAGCTGGCTGCGCCACCTGGTCCACTGTTTGAACCATGATTGACAGTAAAGAGTGTTTGGGTAGGCGTTGTATCGGTAATAGCCAACGGCGTCACCAGTAAGCTATGGTCTGACGATGGCGACTGATCAATGAGCAGGACAGACAGCATCGCCAACACCTGTATCCCTTCAGGGGTTCGCAACGCCGTTAGGACAGCAGAAGTGCCAGGCTGACTCTCCGCCCACGCGTTCAACGGGACATCCCAATAGAAACGATCTCCAACCTGAGTAAAGGCCAGGATATTACTGGACCCATCAGTCCGGATAGAGCCAAGGCGCCGGTATTTGGACCCACCGGTATCAGACAACAGGTTGATGGCCGTGATACTCGTATCAAACCCAGCATCGGTATCGCCATTGGAATCATCCACCAAAAACACGTGATACCAGGTTGACGAGGAGAGGGTCAGCCCTGACGGAAACCCGCCATTGTCATTGCCCACAGCCCAATCGGCATCAATCTGTTTGGTAAGAGCGCTCTTTAATTCTAGGTCTGTGGAATCATCGGCATCCCTAGCTACCCCGACTGCAATGTCAATATCGTGGTCACTGTCCGTCCCACGCGACAGGCCTAAACCCGCCAAATAACTACGCCCCAGGGAAATAGTTCCCCACTCCGGGACACCGGACGAATTGGTAATCAAGACTTGGTTGGCACTGCCAATACCCAGCCGTGCCAAGGTATTCGCCGCACTGGCATAGAGAATATCGCCCGTGGTCGTCAACACACTTTGCGGGCTGGCCACATACTCCAACGCCGTGGCTCCAGAATTGACGAGGAGCATTTGCAACGCCGTGCCAATACCCAAGCGTTCCGGGTCTCCCGAACTGTCGGCCTGAATAATGTCGCCTTTAGTCGTGCCCGCCCAAAAATTGGCCATTGGCACCCAACTGGACCCGTCATAAATATAGAGTAATCCCGTACCATCTGTGACCCGGCGTAAGGTCCCGGTCGGGGCACTGGAAGGCAAATCCGCCACCGTCGAGACATTATCGTAGAAGTAGCCAATATCCAATTTCTGAATGGAGACGACTTGCCCGTTCGCCAGCGTGACCTGAAACGTGCCTGAGCCTAAAACTAAATCTTCTTTGCCTATGCGACTAAACCGCACCGTTTCCATCAGCGTGTCACCCGTCGCCCTTGTGTCAGTTGATTCATGAGGGGACCACCAAATTCCTGAGCCGAACGAATCGCCCCCTGGATAGCCTCGCCCGCCTGTGCAGTTTCTTCTGGGTTGGCACCAGCTAGCCCGGCAAATAAGATGGCTCCTGTTTTCGAATTCATAATGCCGCGATTGGATTCTAAGAGTTTGCGTAACAAGCTACGCCCTGGGCGACTCATCAAAGCCTTCGCAATAACCCAGCGTAAGGATTCGGCTCCAGCAACCATGGCTCCAGCTAATTGTGCATTACCCGATGCCCCAAACGTTCCGCCAAATACCACCGCAGAGCGTAGGCCCAACTTTAAAGATCCAGCTTGCTGGCCCAAATCCGGCCCCATTTTGGGTATGCCGCGCAGACTGTGTAGTGTATTCAGCACCTCCTCCAATTCTCCACGTTCAAACGATTCCACAAACAGCTTATCTGAGGCTTTAGCCTTTTTGCTTTTGGCCCGCTTCATAATGTTTTGAATGTTCTTAATCACTTTTCCGGCATTAAATTCTTGAATGGGTACGTCCTTTCGTACATTACCAAAGCCTTTCTGCATCATATCTGCCAGGTCTGCCGCCGCTTTTTCTTTCCGATCGGCTTTCAAGGCCAACAACATTTTGGCGGAGGCACGGCCCTGCACCGTCTTCGATTGGGCGGCCACCTCCAGATCGTTCATGATGCCACGGTACAGCCGTTTATAGATCGGACGGACCACAGGATCGTCGCCAGCCTTGCCCCCCGTCTTCGCGATTATATTGCTAATCACAATCCGTTCTTTCACCAGGTCATCATATGGAAGCGTACCGCCCTGTTCTTGAATTTTTTCAAACAGGCCTTGCGCATATCGAGCCGCCTTCCTGACTTCTCGTTGCCCTCCAGATGACAGTTGTCCAACATTCCTGGCAATATCCAGAACCTCTTGTGCCGTATTTTTCATGCCGATCGAGAGCTTGCCAGCCCCAAACTGTTTGGCCTGGTTGAACAGGGCCGTGGCAGACGCCAAAGGCATGACCTGATCTTCAAGAGTCTTCACGGTATTCACCGCAATTTCATTCTGTGCCGCTGCCGCACCGGGCAGCCGTTTCACAAGAGCGCCAAACCCCTTCTTGACCACAGACATGCCAATGTTGCCTACTAAGGGTGCTGCCGATGCCCCGACAATACGACTCGTAGATTCTTCGGATAGTCCGGCTTTTTGGAATCCAACCTCTACCCCGGCAGAGGTGAGCATGGGAGCCACCACTTCCACGATCTTCTGTGCCACCTTCAGCGGGATTTTAAATTTCGAGGTAATCATTTCGGTCGCTAACACCGCTCCCCCTTCAATCAAGGCTTTCTGTACGTCGGAATCGGCAATAATCTCCTGCGCCTTGTCCATGAGCAACGGAATAGGACCACCAGGGGAATCCACCCGGTCCTGTCCGGTTAAGGCCTTGAAGAGCGCATCGTTGACCTTCTCTGTTTTTTCCTGTCGTTCCTTCGCCCTCACGAGTTCAAAGAGGTTGTCGATGGAAAACTCTTCGGCCAATGGACGATCAGGACCCTTCTCACGCCGTTCGGCAATCTCGGGAAAGTCCCGGTCAAAGCCGTCCTGCATTTCTTGAGGCGTGGCCCGTCGTCCCTGGCGTTCGAGCCGGTCCCGTTCTTCTTGCAGGCGAGGTGCTTCGCGTTCCCGTTGCTCTTGAATGGCCCGCAGGACACGTTGTTTGTTTTGTTGGTCAGTTGCCATTGGTTTGGTTTTCCAACAGGCTTAAGGCCCGCAACACATCTTTATCAGCATAGCCTTCTGTTCGGAGAAAGTCCGAGATTTCCTGTCGGGCCTTCACCTGTTGTGCCGGACTGACAGCCTGACGAAATTTCTGCCCCAATTCATCAGCTTTTTGGATACGCGGATCTTCCCGTAACCGTTGCTCCTTTGCCCGCTTTTGTGCTTCCAGGCCCGCTGCTTGCTGAACAAGTGATTTCTGCTTTTGGGTCAAGGCCTTTTTATCCGTCATGCCGCGAATCTCGCTGGCCGTGCCGGGATCTAAAATCCCCGCCTCCTCCATCTTCGCCACCGCTCGTCGGGCCGCTTCCAAGTCACGCCGTTCAATGAAACTTTCTCCCTGTTGTCGTTTTTCAAAGCGCTCCAAATCAGACAGGGTACCTTCAATGACTTTCGTGTGGCCGGAATCCACCATTTGCAACTGTGCTAACAGGAATTCTCCCATCATCCGAACTTTCATGTTGGCCGCTTCCTGGGTATCAGCCAGACGTGGTGGCCATAAAGACCCTACGGCATTGGGAACCAGGAATAAGGCATTTTCCTGCTCGGCACGGGCGAGATTCCCGACATCTCCCATCAACCGAGCAATAGAGGCCCGGAAGGCCCGACGAATGGTATCTAATTGCTTCAGGGCCTCATTGGTTCCACGCACCTGTTGCCCTGCCATACTGAAGGATTGAGTGAGATGATTCCACAGCCCTCTGGCACCTTCGACCTCTTCCTTGGGCAGAAACAAGGACTGCTCGGGATCGTCAATGGTCACAATATCCACTAATTGTTCGAAGACATTCACGGGACCAGCGAGGGCCGATTCCTTCCTAATGCGCGCACTACTCAAATTCCGGTCTTGTGAGATTTTCAGTTGTTGCGCAAACGTCATGTCGTTAAATTCTTTATCCAGCTTCGCTAACTTACCAGGGTCAGCTTGCGCTAATTCAACCACGGTCATCGGCTGCCCTTCTTCTGCCGTTTTGCTAAACACAAACTGGCGAAACCCTATCGTGGACACATCACTAGGGTTAATGCCTGATCCTGCCTCTTTGGTGGTACCCAATTCGATGCCAAACCGTTTCAAGACTTGTGGCACTTGCCCTGCCGGAGTTTCTTCAATGGCGCGTGTTAAAAAGTCCAGTGTTTGTGGATTAAGTTTGGCCAGTTGCTCGGTAAAGGGATCATTCAACCCGCCGGTCGGTTCTTCGACTCCCGGTTCATTGAGCACACCTAGGCTGGGATCACCTTCGATTTCAAGCAAATCCTCGTCAGTCAGTGGAGGGAATTGGCCAGTGGGTAATTGCGCATCCTGCTCAATCATGCCCACCTCATTGGGCACTTCCTGCAAGCCTTTCGCCACACGGAGATCATTCAACCGTTCAAGCGTCCGACCTTTAAACTGTTTTTGGGCTTGTCGCTCTTCTGCCATTTGTCCCAGAGCATCCAGTGCAGCCTCCGTTTCCAGCCCCAGTTTCTTCAGCCTGGCCTGTCGCACCTTTTCGACGCCAGACTGTACTTCCTTATCAAACTTGAACTGGTCTTCGGCCAGCTTCAATTTCCGCTGACGGGCCCGCTCATCAAGCGCCGCTTGAAAAAATTCGCCCATTAAAACCCTCCAAACGTCCCGCTGGTTGTACCTGGTGATATACCGGGTGAGCCCCCGCCAAACCCTCCTGAAAACGCCTTCCCGGCCAAACTACCCAGTCCTTGCAAGGTGCGTTGACCAATAGCCACCTGTCGGTTTTGAAAGGCATCAAACAACTGACCAGCATTGGCGAATCCTTGGAGTGGGGCCGACGTGGTCCCTGGCCCGAACCCGACATTGGCCGCTTGCCCAAAAAGCGATTGCGCCAATCCTAGTCGGTCCCGGCGTTCGGATTCTTTCAGTTGAGTCGAGAGAAGAAGTTGCTGAAAGAATCGGTCGCGAATGGTTTGGGAAATCTGTTGATTGAGTTGCCCGCCTCTGGTGGGCGTCCGATTGATAATGGCCTGAATCGCCTGATTTTCGCCCGTGGCTAAATTTTGAATGGCCGGACTGAGAATGGTCGGGCCACGAGCCACATGCTTGGCAAAAATATCGGGCAGGTCCCCGCTATCCAAAAACTTGGTGAGTAAATCAACGACAGGGCGACGGACCGCAGCTCCAGCTTTAAATAAATTATCAGCCTGCGCGCTGAGTTGCCCAGCCGATTTTTCGCCCGCATCGCCTCCAATGCCCAGCGCCGAACCAATGGTTTTGGTTACACCACTGAAAATGTCACCGACAAAGCCCATGCCACGCCTCCCACGCATCCCGCGTTAATTGTAGTAGATGCACATCATACAAAATCTGTTGGATTTTCACGAAATTGGGCATCAGCCCGGTCTTCGCAAATCCCATATCCGTAGCCAGTTTCAAGGCTTCCACCCAGGGCGTCGTCACCCAGAGTTGTTGAAGACCCCAGACCTCGAACGCATAAGCCAGACAAAGTTTCGACAAATCCCGACTGGCCTTCCCGTAGAATGATTTCTTCACCCAAATATTGGCAAAGGCTTGATGTCCAGGCTGAATATCTGAAAACCAAAACATGCCCATAATTTCAAATGAATCCTTGGGATACCCAATCAAGAGCTGGGTCGCGGGTTTATTCATCCGGTCCACAAACGTGACTAAGTCGCCATCTATGGACACCGGCATCGTCTCATTGCCTTCCCGTTGCTCCCAAAACAGTCGATGCGCCGTGCCATCCTGCTCAATGGCCTGCCACAACTGAAACATGGCCGTCCTCGGGAAATAACCACGCATAAACGGCACGATCTTGACGAGTTGCCCTTCGAGGGTAATGTTAGTTTGCGACGTTGCCCCATCCATGAATGACGACTCCTGCCTTATCTTTATACGTCCATGCGCCCTGGTCTTCGCCCGTTAAGGCGCCTTTCACTTTCATACTGCCCGACACTTGTGATTCGCCACGCAGGCCTTTCACTTCATCAATCCGTTCAACCAGTGTCGCATAGGCTCGATTGAGCGATTCCACATCATTGCTTAAAACCTCAACCGGGCCTTCCGTTTGCCGTTCTGCCATTAGACCACCTGCAAAGGGAGGTAATACATATCCACCCCATAGAAGGTAATCCGCTTGGTGCCGGTATATGTGACTTTGACACGCCACTGAAACCCACTGCTTTTCTCCGGCAACTTAATAATCGGGCGTGTTCGTGTGCCATTGACGGTGGCGCTCACCTGACTGGTCCCATCAATCAGCACCGCCACCGTCACATCTTCGCTTTTCGTGTCAATATCCGGACGAATATAAAAAAACAGCTTCCGGCGTTTCCGGTCCTCTACAGCCTGTCCGGCCCGATCCACCGTCTCGACTTCATACTCAATATCGGACCCGCCATCCGAACTGCCAGACTCCAGTTCATAGCTGATGCCATCCGTCAATCCCGCCGACAGAACCTTGTCACTGTCCTCCACATACAGGCTGCGCACGTTCATTTCATAAAAGTACCACCGCTTCGTATCACGGCTAAAAACGGCCAGCATGTCCGGCGTGGTGTTGGATCCAGACGGATACGCAAAATAGACACGGTTTTTAAAGAGTGCCATGGACATGGTATTGGCCACATCAAAATTAATCGGACTGAATTCATTCACGGTTTCGCCAAAAAACAGCGGTTGAATGGACTGGCTCAATTCCTGGTCAGGCTCAAAGAGGCGTGTCAGGAATAATCCATCCCGAGCCGGAAACAGGATCCCTAATTCAGTCCCCACCACCGCCATGGCTGACACGGTGCCTCGCTTACTCACGGCTTCCCGTGGCGCAAACCCGGACTCTGTAGTGCCAGTAATAATGTATTTGGTCTTTTGCGATAACACGCCCAATTGCCCCGAGAAGGTCCCCATCATTTGTAAGGGATCGGTTGGATCACCCAATTCAATGAAATTGCCAGAGGGCACATTTTCCGGCAAAAACCGTGAACTAAACCAGAGGTAATGCGGATTGTCGGCGTCACCCACAAAAAAAATATGTCCCTGATGCTCCTGAATGCCATAGGCGTTCGGGGGCTTCCCTGCATCAATTGTCACCTGTGCTCCCAATTCTGTATCTGGCTTTTGCAGGGTTTCGGTCTGCGAGACGTTATTGACTTCATGGTCGAACAGATACTCGCTTCCCCCGGAAACCGTGCGATAGAGTCGAATCCGATTGATTTGTGCATCGGCTGATTGAATCACGGTCACACTGAAATTCTGACTGGATAACGTCAGGGTATTTGATAACGGGGAAGGTGCCGATTCATAGGCAATCTTCTCATCACTCGTTTTCCGCACATAGGTATACCGGGCCGAATAGTCCCCCGTCAGATTGCCACTCGAAATTTCTTGTACCGTGGGCTTACTGCTCGGGGCGTCCACGCCCCATGTCCGAACATTCGTGCCATCATCCTTTTGCATCTTGTTCCCATCGGCAAAAAACGTCCAGGTCGTGCTATCAAGCAGAGGCCGGAATGAGGCAATGGTGGTTTTATGATCGGTGGACAGCCCTTGAATAATTGTCGTTTCATCCCGATAGACCACCGTCCCGGCCACCTGATACCGGACTGCATCGAACTTCGCTAGCCGGCGAATGGGGTCACTCAAGGCCGAAGAGAATTGTGCCGTCCGGCCCAGCCGCAGCATGGCCGAGCCTAATTCGGAATGCAAATCGGCATTGATGGCCCGACGCACATCCTCATCAGCGGAATTCAATCCGTCCGTCCGAAGATTGACGCCCAGAAACCGGACCAGTGATTGGCTACGCAGTTCGGCTTGTGGCACGAGGGGCCTTCACGTCCTTGGGTAGTTGTTTGTCCTTGGGGACTGCATAGGCTTTCGGTTGTTTGTCCTCTAAGGCCTCTAGCAACAGGCTGACATCTTCCCGATAGGTACTCGCGGGTATGACCGACATGCCTTTCGAGCGCTCCATGGTCTTGTGAATGCGATGCTGTTCATGATCTTGCATACGTGTCCTCCTTAGCGAACCGCTGGATATTCATTGGGAAGGCGCGGGCGTGGGATGCGACGAGGGGGAGCCGCATCCAACTCCCGGACCAGGACCCGATCACGTCGGGCCACATCACTCAACCGTTTAAAGAGCAACACGCCCCGTTCGAACAGATCCATATAGTGCTGCCCTAACAGGGAGACCGACCCTTCCCCTTCCCGGCTATACGCCCGACCGAGCGTATACCACCGGAGATATTTCGTGAGTGGTGACGGCATCAAGTCCGGGGTATCGTCTTCAGCCAATTCAAACCGTGGCGTGACCACCGATAGCACAGCCAAGCCATTGACCGTGGTTTGCCATTGGATCGCTTTGCCATAAAAGGCGCCGCCCTCCGATTCTTCACTCACCCCCCAATATTGTCGATCCTCACTGACCACTCGCCGAATCGTGCCTAACGGAAATTCCCAGGCCGTCCCATCAAACAGGCTTTCCCAGGAATAGGCATTGACGGTACTGCCATTCGTGAAACTCGTCTCGCCTCCTACATGCTCCTCCTCCCATTCATGCAACGGATGATAGGTGGACGTGGGAGACCGCGTGAGTTTCCGTCCTAACGAAGGCAAGGCACTCCCGGCATGGTTGCTGTCATGCCAACTCAAGGCTTCCTGTTCTCCGTCATTCGTATAGCCCCAGGTATTACTCACCAAGGCCGGCTCCTCGATGGCTTCTGTGTAGGTGCGGTCGCCGGAGAGACGCCGGGGAATGCCGTCAGCACCAATCAGTTCATAGCCCTGTCGGTATTCGGTTTCCAGTTCATACAATTCAATGGATTTGAGTCGGCCCAACCCAAGCGTATAAAACAAAATATCACCGGAATCCCGCATCCAGTCATCATGCGAGGCATCCAACGTTCGAGTATCCACGGCTCGTAATGGCTGATCGTCGAACAGAATTTGCTTAATCCGGTCATGATCCTTGGGGAAAACAAACCGGAAATGGCGATTCGTCTCGTCGCTATGCGACCGTTCCCACAGTTGGGTGAAGCCATCCAGGGTTTTCGATGGCGTGACATTCCCTAAATGTTCCACCTCCCAAAAGGTGCTCACGTCATAGCGTTGGTTCATGGTGGGAAGGAGCGCCCGCCAGGTGGTGGCCCCATTGGCATGTCGATCCTCCCACGCATAGGTCATGCTGTAGGCCACCCGTCCCGGCACGTCCATGACCTGCCAGCGGGTTTCCCCTTGGCCTCGTGCCACGAATTCCTGGTAGCCGTCATTGAACCACCGTAACAGTTCCGCCCTCGTCCAGACCGTCCCGTTGTCATGCAGGACTGATTGCACTTTATCGAGTTCTGCTTCAATCGTCATATCCGCACCGAACTGCCGACATCACCATCCACACGCAAGCCAGGTTGTGTAGACCGTTGAAACAGTTGCCGTTGAATCCGTCGCACCCCGGCCCGCGCCGAGGCATCGGTAAATTCCTTGGCAAATTCGGCAAACGCCTTCAAGGCCTCAGTAAGATTCCACCTCTTTAACAGTCCTTGATAAATACCATACAGCACGAGGTTGTTATGGTCCGGCAAGGGCAATTCCGGCTCATCGCTATCATCCAACAGGTCACGCGGCCACGCATAATAATCGACACGCAAGGTTTTCTCCCCAGCGGTCGGATGTGGCCAAATACCAAACACATGCCAACTGATGGAAAACCACACGTTGGGCTGCTCGTTTGTGACGGTCGGCCATTGGTGGTGAAAGCGATTCAATTGATCAAACCCCACGGCATCCAACCGCCGGTCATCCGGATAGACCCACAGTCGATAGGGTGCCATCACGTCATCGCCCACGACCTTCGTATCGTAATAGGTTGTCCCCGGTTGTAAGGAAATCAGCGCCGTCCGTTTAATGGCATGGGCTTCCTCGGCCAACACCTGCATCCCTTCGTTGATATACTCATCCACTTGCGTGGTCGACCAAAATGACGGACTTGACGACGACTCATTGAGGCTTTCGAGGATGCGTGTGCGAATGCCGGATTGGTTCATGCTTCAATCGGATAGACTTGTCCGTCCATGGTAATATGTCGGCAAAAAATACTCGTATCGCACAAAAACGGATATTTCTTTTTCGCCACTGCCGGCCAGCCCGCCTTGTGCAAATATTTCACGGCAATAACACGATTACACCACGCTAAATCTTCCGTCCCGGTCACGGTATTGACTGACCGTTTTTCAGGGTCAATAAAGACGTGTTCTGGGGTATCAAAGACTTGCTTGCATTTATGCTCCCCTGCCGCCATATACGTGGGGGCATCTTTCGCCATCGCTTCAAGCACGGACCGATGAATGAGGGTGCAACCCATAGGAATGCCATCGACCCAGACTGCACCTCCAAGACAATCGGCCCGACATTGACAATCAGGTCGTGGGACTTAATCGCCATTTAGGTACGCCTCACCGCATAATCGGCGGCAAATTTATTCAAATGCACTTCCCGGGCCGTGTCATCCCGCCTATCCCCTGGCGGATCAATCACTTCAATTTCATCAAAGAAGTACCGATCCTTCGAACCCTGTACAAAGAATTCATAGGGAACCGGCTCCATGTAACTCTGTCCCACATCCGTTCTCACCCGCATCATCGGATGCACAACGTACACCTCACGACCGGATTTTTTCCCACGTTGGAGAATGAGGGTACGAAATAGATTTTCTGAGGCATAGCCCATGGTTTACTCCTTTTGAAAGAGGAAGGGATTGTCTGGCAATTCTCGCCATCCCTGCGAACGCATATAGGAGAGGAATTTGTGCGGATCAAATTTAATGAGGTGTTGCGGCTCGTCCTCCTTGGGAATGGTGCGCCAACTATCACACAACAAATACCCGCCAGGCTCCAGATGACGATAGGCCCACGCCAATGCACCATACGGATCCCACGCATGATCAAGCACGCTAATCATCAACACGGCTTTAGCCTTGACTGGCAAGTCCTCGGGAACGGGACCTTCAAATTCATGCGGGGTAATGACATCCTGTAAGCCATGCCGTTGAATGCGCCATTGTAAAAACTTCATGGTTTGCGTCTTGGCCAAATCAATGGCTTCAACCGGAAACCCCTTTTCGCCTAACGGCACATCGACATATCCCACACCACATCCATAATCAATGACCCGATCCCCGGCTTTAAGCGCCTTGGGCAATTCGTTAATGGCCCAATCCCGTGCTTGATCAAACCGGAGGTTGTAGGCGGAAAGATTGAGGACCGGCCATTGGCCGTCGTCTTGATAATAGGCCCGGACCTGCTCCCAGGTATCCCGCGGCTCAGAATTCCAATGGTCGGCACGAGCTTGTCCGGACGCGGCTTGCGTCACCATCGATTCGAGCTGCATGTCATCAACGACATAGTATCCTCGCAAATCCTCCCACAATTGCTGGCTGATACGTCCGAGTTCACGTCCATAGTGTGGAATGGTGCGAGACGTAATCGTCTTGGCCTCGCCGATATGACCTAATTCCAAACTGGTATCGACCCAGACTTCGAAGCCGGATTGTTCAGCCTGGGCACAGAAATGCACATCGGTCCCGACAATGCCATCAATCCAAAAGACCGGCTGCGGCAGGCGTTCCAAAACCTCACGCTTAATCAACATGCAGCCTCCACCAATCACGCCTTGTTTCAACCGATGCAAGCCACGATTGACAATGATCGGATCGAAATGATGGATAAAGTCCACGCCTTTGAGGCCGTCTTTCTTATTGAATTGTTTCATGATGACAGGATGATAGGCCCCACCCCGTTGATAGTAGAGTGCCCCGCAAATGTCCTTGTCGTGCGCCATCAGTCGTTTGACAAGATCCGTGGGCACAATCATGTCATCGTCCAGCATGAGCAAATAATCCACCTGATTAATTAAAGCCAGATCCACTAAATTGTTCCTAGCCCGGAATTGTTCGCGCTTAATAATGACTTTCAAATAGCAATCCATATCAGGGTTGTCGTTCCCGAGACGATAGGCCAATTGAAAGAAATTCTCCTGCGCTTCCGGAATGACTCCATGAAATCCAGCCACACCAATGAGCAGTTTGGTCTTTTTTGTCTCCGTAGGAGTGACCGCTTCGGGTTCAGTTCGTGAAAAAACGTTTAACAGTGACATACACCTTCCTTAACAACGGTTGAGGTTTTTCCAGCCAGTCCACATGATGGCGATACCGGACAATGGCATGGTCCGAGATCCATCGTTCATAGGCTGGAAGTTGTTGAATGGCTCCTTGTAGATGCCCAGGGTGTGGATGGGAATGATCAAACCAAAAGAGGGCTTGCCCGCCAGGTTTTAAGTGGTCCCAGAGCATCGTCACAAGGTCCATGGGATTCGGCACATGCTCAAAAACATCGGTACAGACAATGGCATCAAATTGACCGATTAGTCCATTCTCGACGGTGCCCATCCCCACCGTATCCATCGGATACTTGGCGCGTAAATACGGCTGCACAATACCTTCGGTGTCTAACAACGTCATCCGCCCACCACGTTCAATCCAATCCTGCCGACAGAGTTCCGCGGTTCCACATCCATAATCCAGCACCTCGGCATCAGCGGACAGATGTTCAAAAAAGAGGGGGAGCCGTCGAACCGGCTCCCCAAACGCATGAAACCATTCCTGACGCAACAAATACCGGGGATCCTGATACATCCCCTCGCCCTGGTTCTTCCACAACCAGGTCATCAATTCATAGCCGCGTCGTCCGGCCACCTGGGCCAACGTCTCATCCGAATAGCCGAAATAGGAGAGGCCGAAGGCCAAGGCTGATCCGGCGGAAGAGAGGTCGGATTTCTTGAGACTCCCAATCATCTAAGGGAAACCACCCTAATTTGACTAACACGATTTCCATAAGGGTCAGGCTGCGGCACCCGATGAGTTTCCGGCTCCCGCAGCCACACCCGCCTTCTTGAACCATGCCATGGGTCACCAACCGATTGCAGCCCGCCTGGGCGCACCGCAAATAGCGCGGTGCCCCTTGTGGGCCGTTCGGCACATACACGTCCTGGCACGAACGCCAACCGCGTGTTCGCCACGTTTGTGGCCCTTTCTGCCAGGCAATCGGTCGTCGCATTAGAGACACTTCACGAAACAGTCACCTACCCAGGTCGTCGCACTGGTGGCTTTAGCCGCTGTATTGGTCGGACTCATCGCCACACCAATTTTATCCAATCGCCACGCCGGAATGGTCACGGTACTGGCAATGGTATGGAGCCCATAGGCCGCAAATCCGGACGTGGAGACGTACAGAAAGGTGCCTTCCGAAATTTTAGAAGTCGCCAATCCTGACCCACCAGACATTCTGGCTCCACTCCGGTAGCCCCACACCTGAATCAGCCCATAATCGTTATGGGCAATGGTTTCGACCGCCACACCAGCTATGGCATGACGCAGGACACCGGATATTTTGGTCACACCCACACCATCCTCATCTGTCACCACGTCATGGGCCACCCATTGATTGGCCGACAGCGAAGCCGTGGAATAACTGTTCTTCATCACCACAAACACCCGTTCCGGGTCGGTTCGGTTCACTCGTTGGAATAACATGTGTACACTCCTTTATTTGTGTTCCCTATGGAACATCAATTAGCTGCTAATGGATTGGGAAATGCCGTACAACACGCCATTTTTCCGACGGTTGTTGGTCCCGATGGCCCCCATCCAAAGAATCTGCCCGGTCCGGGCATCCTGGTTTTCCGGTCGCACCATCGGCGTGGTCACGAAATTGGTTTCCCGATCCACAATGTATTCCAGACTCATGCTGTTAATGAAGGTGATATTGGAAGTGGTCACACTCCCCACACCATCCACCACTTCAGCATTGGTCTCCACATCGGGGACGACCTCGTCCCAGACCAAGACGGCTTTGCGGAATTTGAGCCCTTCTTTGCCTGCCCCGCCGAGTACATCTAAGGTTCGCTCCTCGGTCACGAAATAGCGTTCCTGGCTTTGCAGGCTGTTAAAGTAGGTTTCCCAGGCCGTCTGGTCGCACACCGCCAAATCAGGAGGGCCCCCGACGCCTTTCGAACAGTCGTTATACATCGCGTTCATTTCCTGTTTCAGCCCGGCAAAAGTGGTTGCCGTGCTGGAGGTGGCTTGATTCCGCCAGAAGCTATGGGTGTTGCCATTGATGTTCCCAATACTCACCGACCGCGAGGCATTCGCATCGACAATCGCTGGAATGGGCAACGGCCCATTCGCCGAGGTATCAATGGTGCCACGCCGTCGCAAGAACTGCCCGAGATTCGAACTGGCCGTAATCCGACCGGCCACGATACAATTATTGAGCAATTCCTTGATGCTGGCTTCCGCCTGCATGATTTTGGAATTAAGCAGGCTAATGGCCGCATGACGTCCACTGTTCTGCCGCTCTTCCTTCCGGCTGATGGTGATCGACACCGACAATTGCGCCCAATCATAGAACGCCGCCGTGATGCCGTCTTGGGGGGTGGTATCGAGTAAGCCATACCCCGAATAAATATCCGCCGTGGTGTTTTGGGCATGCATCAGGGGGACCTTCACGCGCTCCCCGCCGTCTTCTTCACGCCATTGTCCACGCATATCCAACCACGCCACGACAAAGTTGCCTTTGGTGATATTGTCACGCAGGCGCGGCTCCATGTTCCTGGCCGTGGTCGTGAGCAATGCCCCATACTCATCGGTCAGGCTGGAGGGCACGACACCGAATGCCATAAACAAGAGGGACCAATCCCCCAGATAGACTGAGAGACCAATCGCACTCAATCCAAACAGAATGCGGTACATCATAGTTGTCTCCTTACCACAATTTAATCCCGTCCTTGGCCAATGTTTTCTCCGCCTCCTCCATAGCCAATTCCGTCGCTTCCCGTGAGTTTCTGGCCTTCAAAATACGCTCCGAAGTATTGACGGGTTTCCGGGATCCATGCGAACTGGTGGGGATACGATTTTTCCCCGCCTGATTGATCCGATCCACGGCTTGGCTGACGGACTGGCCGTTGCCTGAGACCAGGTTGAGCAACAGTTCCAACTTATTGCCCCACCGCCGGTCTTCGATTTTGTTGGATTGGAGAAACGCCAAGAGGTTGGTCATATCCGATTCATGTTGTTGCCACCCCGGAAATTTTTGATCCAATTGGGCTTCGAGTTGGGTAAACTTCTCCTGTTGCTGCTCGCTCGTTTGCTGATCAAGCCGCTCCTGGATGCCCCCGACAGCCGTGGAAATCTGCCCTTGGAGGCTCTTCCACAACCCTGGGGCCAACTCATTGACCACGAACTGAAGATCCGGAGAGACACTGCTTTTGAGACTGTCCACGAAATCCTGTGGGACTCCTGCCGCACCACCAGAGGATTCCTGGCCCGATGGCGCGGACGAGCGTTGCCCGTTGTCACCATTCGGCTGATTTCCTAGGTGAGGAAAGCGTTGCCGCAACACCTGTTGGGCATACGAATCATCCTGCCAGAACTGATTGATCTGGTCATACGCCTGGCGGATGTCCTTGACCTCCTGCATCTTCTTCGTAAAGGCCCCATGCATCTTGGACCAATGCGGTTTGAGTTCTTCAGGCAGGTCTGCGGGGTTGATGAAACTCTGGGTTTGGTCCGGCTGAGTTTCCTGGCCGGTCTCGATCGCGCCATCACCCTGACGGCCGGTATCAAAGCCGGAGCCGTGACCAGCCGCGTCGTCAGCGTGGGCCGTTTCGGAGAGATCGTTGGGATCCATGTGCCACCTCTGAACACGTCAAGGCCGCGACATGGGCTGATTGGTGAGCTTGAAATTGGGCTGGATGTGCCTCGAATGTCGTGATCCCGCGACATGAGTGACACTTAACATCACCGATGACGATACCACGACAAAGTAAGTGATTGCAATTAGGGCAACGGATTTCCATTAGCGTCCGGTCACCTGTTGGCGAAGAGAGGGCTTGGGAGTGCCGAGCTTTTTCGCTTCAATGACCTTCCCGTTCCGAATGGCCAGCCGTATTTTTTGACCCGTCTTGGTGGTGGTCACGCGAAACTTGGTTCCCGCCGGTACTGGCATGGGGACCTCCTATGGTCGCCATCGACTCCTTAATTTCGTCCATTTCCCGCTGCTTTTGCTGAAGCTGCATCTTGGTAATGAACTCCTCTGTTTGAATGTCACGCAAGCATTTCGTGCAGAAATAGCCTGCCGGTTTTTCCGCCACGCCCCCTGTTGGATGCCATTGAAGGAGCAGTTTTTTGACGATGGGGCAGCCCCCTTTCTGCTCACCGCATCCGAGATTATTCCATTGTGGTATGCCCATTGGACTCCTTCCAGGCTATGTGATCGGCCAGTTTCGCTTCATTCTCAAACGACAGAAAGCCTAAATTGGGAAAGGCCCCCTTGTCGGTATCCGGCGCAATGAGCAGATACCCTAATTCCGTGAGGCCCACGCATGTCAACCGTATGGGAGGCTCAATGTCCACCAACTCTTCATTGGCCTGCCATTCCACGATCGGCCGGTAATAACGCAGGAAGGATTGGCCGATACGGTGTGCCTTCCGTGTCGTTTCCATAACTCGATCCGGCTCTTGCATCGACCCAAAGGCTTTCGCCAGTTTATGACTCATATCCAGCACCCTTTCTGCCCGACTTTGGTCCCAGCCAGGGCCACTTGATGTTTTTTCATTTGTTCCCGATGTTCGGCATGACTCCGGACCGTGACTGGCTGATCACCCATGTTATACATGGTCATGGGTCGCCCCTCTTCTAACCAACACAGGCCGGTGCCCACCGACAGGACAGGCGCGAACGTTTCGCCGCATTCACAGAGCAGGGTCCGACACCCTTTATCCTGCAACGTGTGAATGTATTGTTCAGACTGATGATGATTCAAACACTGGAGCGCGAGCAAGGGCATCCTTGACATTCTCCCAATCTTCTTCTGTTACCCCTGTGCAATAGATTGAGCAAGTTGCTGGACACTGCTTGGGGTGGTCCCGTTGCCAGCCGCATTCTCCCCGCCCTGGGTGCGTCCGGCTTTCTGCATTTGAATTTGGTTCATCCGTTCGGCCAAAGCCACTAACTCATCAATCATCCGTTCGTTGATATGCTCGAATTTACTGGCCGTTTCACGCAGGAGCTCGCGGGACAGCGCCAATTGTGGAGCCTGGCCAATGATCGTCAAAAACTCCAGCCACTGCCGACGTTCCTGATCCAGATTGCGTGGCTTGGTGGAGCCCGGCACGACGGTCACATCCGCCGCAAACTCCAGATCCTCTCGACTCAACGACTGCCACTTCATGTTCCCGATGCGTTCTTTAATCGCTTCACGCAGGCCCGGAAACGCGGCTTGATCTTCTGGCACGATACCAAAGACGCGCTGGAGGTAACTGTTCAAATCCTGATCCGCCACCGATACCAACCGGACCCAGATTCGAAGGGCCAACGTTTTTTGGACCAATTGCAGCATCTTCCGGCCCGAGTCAGACAGCCATTGATTGACAAGGCTTTGCATGTCGGCATCGCGTAAATTGGACGCCCGTTCACTGAAAATGGCTTCGGTGGCACTATTCGCATCGGGATCCGAAAGTCTCGCTCCGGTCTGGCCGGTAATAATCTGCCAGTCCGTCTGAAGGAGGCCCACGTTGCGCCAGGAGTCTGCCGTGACCGAGGGGTTGTCCATGGCCTTGGGCATTTTATTGACATCGTTCACCTTGAAGGCTTCCATATCCACAGGCGATTGCAGAGCGCGGATGGCCGCGTCTTCATCGGCAAAGGTCCCTTCCTCATAGCCAAATTTGCGTGTGGCCCGGCGCGACCCTTCCACCTGCATCTTTCGCATCAGATTGTAATCGGTTTGAATGTCTTTCCAGTCATGCGTTTCCGGATAGGGCCAGGGCGACGGGTCCGGTCCGAGAATGGGTTGAAAGGTCAACACGGAATACGGATGATCTTCAATGCCTTCCGGTAAGTCCTCTTCCAACAGCAAGCCAATATCCTCATCCTGCCCTTCGGCAATGACCACATGCTTGCGTGTTTTCATGTCATAGAGTTCGACGTACATCATCATCGGATCGACTTCATCCCGATCCTGCGGCAGCGTGGAAGGCCCCTTGCCCCGCTTGGAGACTTCGCGGGAAATATTGGGTTTCAGGCGTTCCCGTGCGTCTTTGTTGAACCGGTCATCGTCTTGTGCGTCTTCCAGTGGCACGACCACTTCCTCGCCAATCCACGGCCACTTCGACGCATCCGGTCCGGCATCGGGAAATAGCATACTGCGCCCATCCACCCATTCCCATCGGTAAATTTCGTCGTTGATGATGAATTTTGGCTCTTTGATGGGTTCCCCTTGCATCGTGATCATCGGCTGCGGCTGAAGGGTTTGCGGGTCCAAAATCGGGTTCCCTTCACTGTCCTGTTGCATGATGGGTTCCCCGGCTCGTGGATTGGGGACGAGTTTTGGGTCATAGACGACTTTCAAGACCCCGATCCGGACAAAGGCCTGAAGCAGGGCGAGGCGGGTTTGCTTGGTGAGGTGTTGTTCCTGGGTCGCAATGGCTTCTAAGATACTTTCGCCTTGCGAGGCCTTCAATTCGTTGGTCGGTGGGCTGAGTCCGGGCTTGGGCCGGACGAAAAACTTGGGATTTTCCAGGGCCAGGGAGGGCATAATCGTCCGAATGGTCGCCCGGAAGTGATTATAGACGCTGGTGCCCTTGGTGCCTTCCGAAAAGTGCTTGCCGAGGATAAATCGCTCTAATTCGGCCACATCGTACTCTTTTTCCCAGTTTTCGCGGAGGGTGCGGGCTCGGGTAATGCGAGTCGTCCATGTTTTCAGCGCATCACGCTCAGAATTGGCCTCACCGGAGGCTGATTTTTTGAACGGACGCTTCAAGAGGTCCAGAAACGGGTTTTTGGGCATTAGCGTGATCGTCCAATCTGAATTTGTTCGCGAAGTTTCCGGAATTTCGGTGGTTTGCGTGAGAGAGATGATTGACCAAGATGCTGTTGAAAGCGCTTATTGCTCACACGAATCATCTCGTTATCAATTTGCCCGAGCATCCGCCCAGACCCCTGGGGCGTCTTCGGTAGGACTTGGGACACATTCCGAGAAATCGCTTTGTTCGCCTCTGCTCCCGCTTTCCCCTTAAACAGATTTCCAGCCATCTTCGTGCCAATTTGCTTTGCCAATGATTTTGGCACAATGGATACCCCGAAAGCCGGGACAAAAGTTTCAGCTTGTCTCCTCGCATCTTCCGTCGCGTTTTTGGTTCCAAATCGTACAGTGGCCATTTATCCCACCATTTCCCGCTTATAGGTTTTGATGGTGTCCCCGGTTTTCGCCGCCTTGACCTGTTTTTGCCACCAGGCAAAGGAGCAGGGCTTCTCTTCTGGCTTGGGCCTAGCATGTTTCGGCGGAAAACGCAAGAGAAACTGCTTCATGGCGTCCCACGCATGGTTGTCTTTATCCACCAACTGTTCCGGGGCATCTTTCGTTAAACATGCATTGGCTGACACGTCTTTAAACTGCAATTTGCCCAGTTCTTTAATCAAATTGGGACAGGCCGTGGTAATCCGGAGGGAGGGGGCCTGCGGATCGGCCCAGAAATGCGAGGTCAACCATTCGACCACGGTCGTATCGCCTCCCCGTTCTGCCGGGGTGAAGTACACCCGCTCCTCGTTCGGGAGTTGTTTCGAATACAAATGGGCAATGGACTTCATGGTTTCATCGGCCATGGGCCGGTCTTCGGCCCAGATGGAGGGATCGGCCAGTTTAAACATTTCTTTGCCGTGATGAGGATTGCCGGGAATGGGTTTCCTGTCTCGGGTGCGTCCGGGCTGACCATGAATCACCTTCGCCATTTGATCGTAGGGAATAAACGAGCCATAGGCTTCCCAAAACATGACGATATTCCCGTCGTAATCAATCCCCGCCACGAGATAGCAGGCCGGATTGCGCCAGCCATGGTCAAACGAGCCATAGAGTTTATAGCCATGCGGCTCAAAGTGAGGAATGACAATCTTCGCCCCGCTGATCCATTGTTCCCATTCCGGAAAACATTTGGTGCCCCCCATCGCTCCGTACTGAATTTCCATTTCCTTCTGCCAGCGTGGTCCTTGCAGGCCACCGGGGTAGCCTTGCGCCTGTTGCGCCCGCCATTGCTCTCCCAATTCCGTGCCCGGCTGCTTGTCAGGGTCGGAGGAGTAATGCAGGCGCAGCACCGGAATATGATCACTGGTCAGTCGCGGTGTGAGCCCGTGCATCCATCCCTCTCCCGTTGTGTCGCAGACGCCGCCGTGATGCTGGGGACCGCTTCATGGTCCGGGTACTCCTCGACCATTCATTCATTGGCCAGAAACCCTTTCACGGTCTCAATCACGTCCTGTGGGGCCCGTTCCCGCTGTAACCGGGCCTCCACATGAATGATCGCCCGGTTCCAGCCTTGCCGCGCGAATCGTTTGCCGCTCACCAGGAAATCCCCTTCGACTGTGGCAGGAACAACCCGTAGTTGCTCCTGCCACCACTGCTCAAACAGCATATTGCCGATGTCACGGTGCGTCTTCATCGTCGGACAATAGGTCCCTGGCCAGAATGGCCCGAGCCTTCCACAACAGTATTTCCTGATCGGTCATCGGACGCATTCGTATCGTGGACAGCCGTTCATGGCGTGTCCGACACCACGGGCACCACGCCTCACGCAGATAAAACGCATACCCCTGATCCACATCGAACGTTTCCTCCTCATACCCCGTGACCCGATGCCAGCCGAACAGACAGCGCAAGGGCTTCATCGCGACGCCTCCACAATGTCGGCAAAGGCCCCTGGATTGGCGCTACTGGCCGCAATAAACTGGCCTCCGCCTTTAATACAGGGCAGCGCCGCCGTATAGGCATTGCCGAATTCCGGTTGAAAGGCCGCTTCATCTGAAAAGACGACCGAAGGGGTTTGTGAGCGGATAATGTCCCCGCCTTCGGGAATGCCCCAGATTTGTGAACTGTTGGGGAAGAACAACCGGCAGTAGGAGCCTCCCCGAGGGAACAGGACGGTTTGCAGGTGTTTCGGCAGGTGCGTTTCCATGAAACTCATCCGGCCAAAGTGTGGCTCTTTCACAAAGACCAATGCCGCCGCATCGTCCTCTTTTTTCGACTGGACGAGAATGAGTTGATGGTCACGATATTTGGCCCGCCACAGCAAATAGGCACAGACCAGCCACGACACCATGACCTGACGGGATTTTTCAATAAAGCAGATGCCGGAATTCGCACAGGCCTCCAGCCACTCCTGCGAAAAGCCCGCCCGTTCCGCCCAGATCGCGTCCTTGACCTCCACCAGTCGTCCTGAGACCAGGAGCGTATCAAGGGTGGCCCGCATATACAGCTTATCCGGCATGGGTTTGACCGGCTGCTCCAGATCGTGTTCATCTTTGGTCTTGAGGCCGGATCCGAAAATAAACCAGTGGGCATCCCGCCGCGCCCGTTCCTGCTCCGTGAGACGACGGGTATATTGGAGACGGATTTTGGGGGAGGCCACGGCCATTTAGGAGGCACACTCCATCGCCCAATGGTGGGACGCCTGATCGTGGGTCGAGGACGCCCCGCAGGTGGGACAGGGACACAGCTTGACCCTCGTGGCCTGCTCTTCCTGAATGGCGGCGTGCGTCTGCATCAAGGCGTCTTGCCGTTGCACGTTACGGCTGGGCAGGGCTTTCAGTGTAGACATTGCACATGACTTTCAGGTCGGCCATCTCCTTCTCACACATTGTGCCGACACTCATATATTTAATCTTCTTCCCCTGAATACTCACGTCACTGATGAATGAGGCGAGGCCTCCCACGCTGATTTCGCCGTCTTCAGCCTGGGCACACACGCATTTATCACTCAAGGGGTTTTCGGTGAGCGCCCAATTGGCTCCGGATTCATACTCCACCGGCAGGACGTGACACCCCGTCAAGAGCACCCCGAACACCACACATGGCAGAACACGTTTCATGACCGCTCCTTTACCGGTTCGGCTCCCGACAGGCACTCATCACATTCGCTGCCAGGGCCCCTGCATCACGGTTCACATTCAGTTGCCGTTTCGCCGCCAGGGCCACCTCCTCTGGTGGACCCCTCCAACACCGACACCGGAGGAAACCGGTGCACCGTATTCCAGACCCGTTCGCAGGATACCTCCTGCTCTACCTCCAGGATTTCATCCACCATGCCGAGCATGAAACCGCTCCTTCCATTCCTTTGCCGACTGCTCAGACACAAAGAACGTATCCCGTCCCGGATCATAACACACCCGCAAGGGAATCGTCGCCCATTCCCATTCCATGGGCTGTCCTTCACTATCCAGCATCACCTCGTTATAGCCAATGCGAATTTCCACCTAGGCCTCTTCCCGCTCCAACTCGCGCTCATTCTCCTCAACCCAGGTACACACCTGTTCAAACTGCCACGGCTTCAACCCCTGTAACACTGAGGCGTGCATCGGCACCCCGCTCACCTTCATATGCCCGTCCGGTTGCCCCTTCACCAACTGTCCCAACCTGACCACCTTATCCAACATCGCCGAAATATTCGACAACCCCTTACTCCGTTCCGTCACCGACAGCGGGACACTCACCACCGCCTTACATTCCGGACACTTCACGTCCTTCTCATCCGGTGCCTCCTCCGCCCGCTGCAATTCCTTCGTCAACAACTTCAAGCCCTTCTCACTGACCTCCTCGGCCAACTCCCCATTAAACCCACCGGTCAATGCACTCATCGCCTGATTAAACACCTTATTTGCATACTCACGATCGTTTTCGTTCATCATCCTCTCCCTTCCATTTTCTACGTATTACTACCTATGAAGACCTTTAGAGTCGTAACGCGCGTTTCGGAGGGGATTAGCAGAAGCAACCGCATCGAAGGCAAAGGCACCCCCCTCCCCCCTACCCTTTCCTGCACCGACTCCCCTACCCATACCGGCTACTCCCCTACTGCCCATAATTTAGGCAAATCCCCTATCCCCTTTACAATCAATAGGTTAAAGGGATCGTATAAGTGTTTGATAATAAAGGCATTTGACATAATGGATGTTATCCGACATTGGGCTTTTTGGGCTTTTTGGG